TTATAAGAAGTCATCAAAAGCCTGCTTGTGATCGTCCTTTATCTTAGGGTTGCGTACATGAGTATAAGTCTCAGTGGTCTTTAAGTCTGAATGTCAGAGTAGTTCTTGGATTTCTCTGATATTTATTTTTTTATCCATAAGCCTGGTTGCGAATGAGTGTCTGAGCGAGTGACAAGTAATTCTCTTTCACGGTATATTCAGAATTTTATTATACTTGTGAAAGAGGCTACAAACCATTGTTTTACTTAACTTATTCCCGAAAGTTCCGCAATTATGCGAAATGAAAACATAATTTTTATCAGCACTCCTCTGCCCAAATACTCAACAGTATTGAGGAAGTGGCTTCTTAAGACTTTCAATGTATTCATTGAGCATCTGCTGAACCTTAGGTAAAAAATATACGATTCTCTCTTTTTTACCCTTACCTAGAACTGTAGTTTGTCCTTTGATCATATCCTCTACTGTTAAATTCAGAATTTCTGTAAGTCTTAAGCCAGTAGTATATCAAACCATAATAAGAAGCTTCGACCTATTTCTCCCAATTTCGGTGGTCTCAGATTGATCAACTACATCGAGAAGCTTTTGTACTTCATCTTCTTCTAGGAAATTGATATGACGCTCTCTAATTCTTGGGATTTCTATATTTCTATAATCAATTCCCTCATCATGAATAAAATTAACAAATTTAAGAAAGTTCTTGACTGATTGCACTTTCATTTGAATCGTTTTTGGTGAGAGCGTTTTTTTGCTACCATAATAAATAGAATGTTTGCTAATCTTAATCTGCGAGAGATAGGTTTTGTACTCCTCTATAATTTTATAAGTAATGTCTGAGATATAATACTCCCCTCCTCTTTTTTCATGCATATATCCATCAAAGTATTCCAGATTTGTTTTTAGTATATCAATTGTGCGTGATGAATAGTTCTTGTTTTTATAAAAATTCAAACATTTAGAAAAAAGCCCGTTAGTTACTTTCATTTTAATATATCAAAAAGAATAAAAGTAAATAGAGCTCTTTTGAGTTCATTTTTTGTGTACGAAGATAATTATATAAGAAAAGGCACAAAAAAGCAAAAAAAATCAGATTTTTTCTCTTTTTTATCTTGAAATAAGTCAAGAAATACCTAAAATTAGGTCGTACACAAAAAAATATAGAGCTCTGTTCGTAATTTTATTATTGCGAACTTTTTTTTGTTATGACAAAAAAAACAAAAGAGTCAATCACTCAATCTTGGGAGCATAAATATAAGCAGTACTGCTTCAATGCTAGAATCAAAAAAGAGCAGAAGATTGACAGAATCAGAGAGCAAAATCAAAAAAACTTAGAATACCAAATAGAGAAGATCAACAGAAAGCATCAATCAGACTTGAGCAAAAAGAAACTCGAGTATGAGAGGAAAGCCAAGAATGAGATAAGAGCCCTAGAGGGAAAACCTCAGAGGGAATATAAGCAAAAACACTGGACAAGAAACCAAAAGCTCCAGTTCGCTTTAGACATAGCACAAGAGAATGCAAAACTCAGAGATACTGATAAGAACTGAGAGGGTTTTTGTATCTCTTGCAATCAGAAAAAAAGCTGGTCAGAACTCGCAGGAGGTCATAGATATTCCAGAATGTTCCAAAGTATCTGTCTCCACAAAGCAAATATCAACGCTCAATGTCACTCGTGCAACTGGACAACCTGACCTAGTGGATGCATACTAGAAGCCGAGAAGATCAATACAGAATACGAAAAGAATATTATTAAGAAACGAGGAGAAGATAAATTCCTAGAATTACAGCTGATGAAGCAGGAAGAGCTTAGCAATCCAGTTGCATATAAGTGGACTGAGATAAAATTAGATGAGCTGATACCAGACTTAATAACTGAGAATGAGAGGCTTTGGGAGACTAAGAACTTCTATAAACCAAAGAAAAACTGGAGGAAAATATACGAAAAAGAATTAAAAAGAGAATAAATCAGAATTTTTATCTTTTTTATACCAAACATCATGAAACCACAAAAATGGAAGAACATAAAGAAGCTTCGGCCAAAAGTAAAATTAGAGACCTGGACAAAGCATACAGATAAGAATGTAGAGTTCCGTGATGAGATCAATCAGAGGGAGCCCAGTAATACAGAACAGGAAATAGATAACCTAAAAAGGAGGATCAATCTCTTAAATATACAGATAGATGGTCTAATCTGGAGAGTAGATAAACTAGCTCAAATTGTCCAAGAATTGGAAAGAGGAAAGAGTCGAATAGTAATATTTGCAATCATATGTCTTTGATTAGTCCTACTAGATAGAGCATCAAAAAGCACTACAGAGGAGACATTTATATTCCAGTTTGTAGTAGGAGTAGGGTTAATAACAGTTGCAGTTTATGAGGCTATGAGAGACTAAGAATCAGATTTATTTTATTATTACATATACACCATGCTAACAGAAAAGAACATTGTAGATCAAATTCAAAAAGTAGAATACAGTAAGCTCTGAGAGAAGACTGCTGTATGTTTAATCACGCTGAAGAATTGATTTGAGATCGTAGGGACAAGTGCTTGTATGAACAGGGAGAACTACGATCAAGAAGTAGGGAATAAATTCGCCTACGAAAAGGCTGTGGATAAGATACGAGAACTAGAGGGCTACAAGAATAGTTAGTCAGATTTATTCTTTTTTATACTTACAAATGAAGAAACGAATATACCTACTACTAGCATTATTGCTTTTTATTATCCTCGCTTGATGCGATGAAGATAAGTGTCTCAAGTCTCATACCGAAAGGAGAACAGGTACGACATGTCATCGCATAGGGAAGATAGCATCGTGCCATCCTATGGTCTATCACGTATCAGTATGTGATGAATACGAGCATGGGGATTTTATCTGCACGAGGAAGGAGGCAGAATAATTTATTTTATTACCAAGTAGAAAGAATGTATTGATACAAACAAGAAAAAACCTCTGAGAGAATAATCAGAGAGAGTACCATATCACAGAAGATTATAGAGAAAGTGCTAGAGGAAATTAAACAACTCTCAGACGAAGAAGCTACTCAAGCCTTATTCAGAATAGAAAAAGAAATCTGAATTATAAAAAGTTATTATGTAAAAGTAGATTTAACAGCTAGCGAAGCTAAGAAGAAAAGTTGGGAAGCAAATAGAGATATTCTTCGCTATTAGACTAGATTATGAGAGAGCATAGAGTTTTAGTTTTTACAACATAAATGCCAAAAAAAGTATATTATATTCAGGAAAGAGAGTTTTGCATAATCTGTCTCAAAGAAATAACAGGGACACAATGACCGCGCAAATATTGTCATAAGTGTGGTGCAAAAATAGCAAAGAATCAATCGTTGATACGAAAACGGAAAAACGAAAGTAAGCTGATCAAAAAGGTTTATATTTATTGAAACGGATGAAAAGAGAAACTCAAAAAAGAAGTCTTAGAGGAAAGAGTTCCCGCTCTCGAGATACCAAAGAAAGAAGATCAAGTAGAGCAAGGATAAAAAAGAAAGCCACTGCTCTTGTGCTCAAAAAAGAGGGAGAGGTAATACATTGTCCTAGGTGCAACAAACCCAAAAGACCTCAAGATCTCCCTGAGCGAGCGAGAGGATTCTGTAGATGTTGAATCAAAACAAAGTATAGACCAGAATTTTGTGCCTCTATTATAGATTTCTTTGAGAATGCAAAAAATGAAATCGCAGTAGATAGGCAATACTACCAGCCAAAAAAAGATGGAGATGTGTTTATTACTCCTCAGGGATATGAACATTGAGGATTAAAAGCCGAATTTACGAAGATTTTAGCTACAAAGTTCCCTACTTTCCAGAGGTGGAATAGTGAAATCCTCATCACAGAGGATACGAGAAATAAGCGAACCAAGGAATATCCAGAGTTTGCTGAGGCTTGTGAGGTGGCTAGAGAAATCCAACATGCTATTTGGTTGGAAAACTCAATGGCAGGAATCTTTAATGGGCAGTTTGCAATCTTTTTTGGTAAAAATTGTCTAGGATATAAGGATAAGTCTGAGGTTGAACATAGTGGAACAGTTTCACTGACTGAGATTGCAAAAAAGGCAAAAGAAGAAAGAGACAAAAAGAGGAATTCTGATTTATAATCATTGATGATAGAATGGCAGATATTGATCTTTATATGTTATATCAAAAAGACATCCTGTTATGGATCAAAGATATGTATGGGCTCGTGCCCCAGAAAGTTTTGCCAGAATATCAAAGCCTTTTAGAAGAATGTAGAGCCTCTGGAGAATATAACCCAATGAGAAAATATATGTTTGAACCCTTCAAAAAAGGAGAACACATTACTTGGCATCAGCATGAGACCTGTCTCGCCATCAATCGTGCAGTAAATGGAGAGATAAAAAAAATCTCTATCCGTTCGGGGCATTGAGTGGGCAAATCCTCTATCATTGCAATTGTAATCCTTTGGTTTCTCTTTTGTAATTTCCAGTCTGTGGTAGGATGTACCGCTCCAACAAGCTCGCAGATGAATGATGTACTTTGGAAAGAACTTAGTCTCTGGATCAATAGATTGCCAGACGAAGTTAAAAAGCTCTATGAGCGAACAAATGAGTATATCAGAATCTCAGGATTTGCTGAGACTTGGTTTGCAAGAGCAAGGACAGGGAAAAAAGAAAATCCTGAAGCTCTAGCGGGATTGCATGCTGACGATTTGATGATATTGGCAGACGAGGCAAGTGGAGTCGCTGAGGAGGTCTTTACGACATCAGAATCTGCTCTGACGAATGAGAATACGCTATTTTTGATGATCTCAAATCCAACAAGAACAGAGTGATACTTTTATAACAGTCACAATGAGCTTTCCTATCTATTCCACTGTTTACATTTTAATAGTGAGGAAAGCCCTATCGTGAGCAAGAAATTTGTAGAATCTGTTATTGCAAAGTTTGGGATTGATAGTGATGAGTATAGAGTCAGAGTTCTATGAGAGTTTCCTAGAATCGGAGAGATGGATGACAAAGGGTATATGCCACTCTTTGAAAGGGGTGAGATAAAATTTGCTCCAGATACAAGCTTTATACCTAACACCCTCTGAATCGACGCCTGAGGCGAGGGGAAAGATAAATCAATACGATGTGGGAGAGATAGCTATGCTGGCTGAGTATTGGCTGAGGAGCAAAAATCCAACGAAAAGACAATTGCTCAAAAAACTTTGACAATCATTACAAAATATCCGAGAATAACCGATAAAAAAACCTTTTATGATAACTTTGGTGTTGGAGCAAATGTCGGAACAGAGCTTGCCTATATTGGTTACAAAGCCAAATGATGTAATAATGGAGAAAAAGCTGATGATCCAGAGAGATTTGCAAATAAAAGAGCTGAGTGCTACTGGAGGTTAAAAGAGGCGATAAGACTCTGATTCCAGATTGTTGGCACAGAATCAGAATGGGAGGATCTTTTCAAAATCAAATTCAAAAGGAACGAGAGAGGGCAAATTCAGATCATGCCAAAAATTGAGATGAAGAAGCTGATGGGGAAAAGTCCAGACAGACCTGATGCCCTCGCTCTGACCTTTCGAGAAGAAGATAAAAAAGAAAAGAAAGAAAAATCAGAAGCAATAGAAAGAGTTGTTATAAACCCGTTTACTGGGGAGAGAGTTAGAAGAAAACATTTATCTCATAATCAATATATCGAATGAATCTAAATGAAATCAAACTTGATAAGCAAGCACAAATGACGGAGACGGAAGAAGCTACCGTACAAAGAGTCAAAACGAGACACTCAGCAATGGACGATGCAAGAAAAGAACGAGAAGATATCCGAGACAAGGCGGATAAGCTCAAAACAAAAAAATCTCGCGCAAAGTATAATGGTATTACTGATCCAGATATACCACGAGAGAAAATCCTCGTAGAAACCTATATCTGAACGCTCCCCTCTGGACTACCAATCTCGGTTGGTGCTGATGGTAGGGTCGACGGGATAAAGCTTGAACTCTCAAAGGCTACGCTCCAACACTATATCACAAAAGAGATGGCAATACAAAAAATCAAAAGTAATGCCGATAGGAATAAAGCTTGGCGTGGGACAATGATACTCTACAGTGGAATCACCGCAAAAACAAAGAATGTCCCGCCAGACAAAAAAAGCAGAGATCCGCTTACTAAACAAAAGCCGAAACAGAGAACTTATTACACCTTTTGTCCAAAGGAAATAGACCTGAAAGATGTGTGGTATGATGAGGGAGTAAAAAATATCGATGAGGTAATTGATTGCATTTACGAGGAAAGAATCCCACTAGAAGAATATAAAGCCAGATTTTTTCCTAATGATAAAGCTATTGAGTGATACAAATATCTTGATGCTGTGGGAACGACAGAAGATGAGGATAAGAATAACAAAAAAGTCGTTAGACTCCGGCACTACTTCAATATAATTACCGCAGAATACTTTATTATTGCAAATAAAAAGTGGTTGATCTACGACGGCTATTACCAAGCTAGGCACGGTCAGTGTCCCTTTACTCCTGTGCAGCACTACGAAGTTCCAGATTCGCTCTATGGAGAAGGTATTGTGCAGAGATTTGCAGTATGTAAGGGGCTAATCTATAACTTTCTGAATGCAAGCGTGAATGGTGCGCGGCTCAACTCATGAGGAGTGTTATTTGCTGGGGCTGGAACAGAGGTAGATGATATCTATATCGAAAGCGGAGAAATCAATATTGTGCAGATGACTGAGGGGAATGCGAGCGATGTGGTTCCATTTATTCCAAACATCAACATAGCTCAACTGTTGGAGATGCTAAGAATCCTTGAAGACTATGGGATTCAAGCTACTGGGCTCAATCAAAAAGCACCGTACACCTCACCAGCAAAGACCGCTTTTGAAGCAGGAATCATGAAGGAGGAGCAAAATAATAGGCTCAAAACGGTAGCCGAATCAAGAGACTTTGGACTTGATAGAGCTTTTACTCTCACGCTCTCTAATATCTTGCAATTTGCACCATACCTAGAAACTCAGACCGTGATTGATGAGGATCAAAACTCAAGAAGCGATGAAATTAAGATCAAGGGGAAAAAAATCCTCAGAGATGGAGAGAAAATAACAGGATTTGAAGAGGCGATCGGAGCGGAAGATTTCTTTAAACTTGATGAGAATATTTTTGAGTGATTGAGCGAATTGAAAGTACATATCACTACTCCGTCAACACCAAATATCCTAAAGTCATTAGAAAAAGAGGATCTGCAAAAATATATCAATGCAAAAGTACAGTTAATCAATCTTTGAGGAGATCCTAGCCTCATCAATATCGAAGAACTGAATAGAAGAATAGATATGATCTATGATATTGACCCTGAGCATATCAATTTGAAAACATCACAAGATGCACTCAGAGAAAAATCAGCTAAGATTATTGAAGCAGTAAGTTCCTTTAATGGAGGAGAAAATTTAGAAAATAACCCATTATCAAATGAAATTCCTAACGAACAAACAATACCAAGCACTAACCAATGAGATTGAGCACCTCAAGGAGCAGCTCAAGGACTACCAACAGATGGAAAGCTCTAGGCTAGACTTCGAGAGAGCTCTCAACATACCAGATATTAAAAATCTGGCGGGAATCCCAATCGGTGTACTCTCCTCACTGATTAACACTATGAAATCAAGCAAAAATATGCTCCTTCTTTCTCAAAAAAAAGTAAGAACTGCTGATGAAATTGCGATGAGAGATGGGGCAATCTTTTTTGCAGATCTTATTATAAAAAAATTGGAGCTCAATATGCTAAAAAATGAAAAAAACTCATAAAAAAGGGGAAAAAAATTTTTTTCCGAAGAAAAATTTAATAAAATCCTCGTGTTGATAAGAAAAACCACGAGGTTTTTTAAAATCAGATTTTATTTTCCTAAGCCGTAAAGGAATGGATATTACAAATCAAGAGCACCTTGAAGCCAAGAAGGAACAGGGAACTCAAACCCAAGACGATGTTATCAGTTTATCTAAAGCTGACTATGAAGCAAACCAAGCAGAGCTTGAGAGGCTCAGAAAGGTAGAGAAAGACTATAACGGAAGTCAAAAAGAGGTACAGGTCTTGACTGCAATCAAGCAAGTATCTAAAGACAATAGAGCCTTTTTTAAGTACTACAGGTCGGATAAAAGGATCGCTAAGGCGATTGCAGAGCATTTCGACTACGAAGATCCTAAAGATTTGTACGAAGCATTGAAGGAGAACTATTGAGATGACTCATATGCTGGAGGACTTGATGCTTGAGAAGATGTTGACTCAAAAATCAAGAAATCTACAGCAAAAGAGCTCGCAAAAAGAGATTTGTCAGATTTCATCTCTAGTAAAAAGATGGATAGTAAGACAAAGGCTCAATTTATGGAGGAATTTGAAGACCTCCTTGGTGATAGGGATATGACTCCCGAAGCCGTAGGCAAATACGCTAAAAAAGCACGACAGCTCCTCTGAGGAGAAGAAAAACTCTCTAAGGAAGATGAACTCCGTGGTGCTGGAGTCGTAGGCTGAGGCAATAGGACAATCACCGAATCTCGCGAAGAGAAACCTAAGAGTGCAGATATTCGTGAGATATTCAAAAAAAAGTCCTAAAACTTTTTATTTGATATATAGATTAGAATGCTCACAACGGCAAAATATCCAGATTTAACGGCACATCAAAAAAAGATTGACCAAATCTTTAACGATGCTGCGGCAACCTCCATTGAGGGGAAGGTTGGGTTTGACATCTTCGATCAGAAGATGAACTCAAACAGACACGATAATATCAAGCTGAACCACGGAATCGCTGGGGTAGCAAAGATCACTGAGGGGCAGAATTTTCCTGAAGCTTCAGGAAAGGAAGGGCACCTTTTGACACTCCAAAAGAGTCAATATGGTGCTGATATTATCGTTACTAAGCAAAATAGACTCTATGACGAGTACAATGAAGTAGAAGAGAATGTGAAAACTATCGTAGATGATGGTATCAATAAGATTGACCAGTCGTTGGCTGATATTCTCTCTAATGGATTCTCTACTACAGCATATAATGATGTCTACGGAGAGTCTATTACACCTGTTGGAGGAAACGGAAAATCACTCTTTTCTGCAGCTCATACCAATGGGGCAACTGCTGCTACCTTTAGTAACTTGATTACTAAGGGAGCTACAAAAAATCCTGAACTTAGCTATGAGGCGCTCGTCTCTGGTAGAAAACAAGGATTTATGTACAAGGATCCAAACGGAATCAATAGACCTATTGAATTTGATACGATTCTTGTATCACCAGACTTAGAGGACTTGGCTCTAAGATTGGCTAATTCTGACCGCTTGCCTGGTGGAAGTAATAATGATGTGAACCCATTCAAGGGAAGATTTAAGGTAAAGGTGTGGAGCAAGCTTGCAATGACCGCAGCTGGAGTAGATACATCTAAGCAATGGTATATGTACAGCTCCAACCTCGTAAAAAATACCTTTAAACTTTTCTGGGCTCAGCATCCAAAGCTCTCAAAACCACAAGAATTCAATCCTGATGCAAACTGGCATTATCTGTTTGATTACTTGTACTCAAGAGGATTTGGATGGGCTCCATACATTATTGGATCAAAGGGAACTAACCAAGCCTAATATATAAGGCATAGTGTCTAAAGTATGCTATGCCTGTTTTTTTATTCTTTTTTTAAGTTAAGCATGACTGTAGTATGACCAGATTGGAGTAGACTTGTAAATGACGGTGACGCAAAGGCGATTGGGCTTCCTCGAAGTGATGAGGAACGAGCAGTCCTTGAGACTCTTGCAGACAAAAACGAGAGAGCTAAGGTGATTGCCGAACTCAGAGCAGGAACTTACAAAATCCAAGCTCCATCAACTGAAACTGATAAGTATAAAAATATCACCAAGAAGATGCTTCAAGATGCGCTTGCTCAAGCTGGGATTGAAGCAAATGGTTTAGATAAGAAATCCGATTTGATCGCCCTTTTTGAGGAAAGTGGACTTAAAATTGAGGATATCAAACCTGAAAATGAATCTCCAAATCCTGATGCTTCAAAAGTTCAAGATACTCCTGAGGGATCTCAAGAAGGAGGAGAATAATTCTCTTTACATGATAATATAGTGCTGATGAACTCTAATACCTTAAAACAAATTCTAGATAAAGTCTACTGAATACTGGGGGAAGACGAAACCAGCACTATTTATCATAAAGAAAAAATGATCATCCCCTCAATACATAGTGTAAGAGATGATATTATCAGCGGAGAAATCACAAACATTCTCACTGGTGCAAAAATCAGATGAGGAGACATGGGGTTTCTTCATAGAGATATGCTGATAGATTGGGCAACGGAAAAATATACGGTAGTGTCTATAGATAGAGACAAAAAAACCGTAACACTCAATGATACCCTGCTCAATGCTGAGAATTTTCCACTACTTATTGATGGAATTGTAAATATCGTAAAAATAATGAACGGAGTAATCCAAAATAGGATTGACCTCAAAGAAGGTCAGATTTGCGTCCCTTTGATAAGACTACCTGAAAACTGTGTGAAGCCACTTGATGTATTCAATACTAGAAATGAAAAGTTGATACATTACAGAACTAGTGAACAAATTTTAGAATATCCAAGTTATGTGATATATAGAGACCAGTATTGAGACGGAAGGTATTTAGCTCTTTATGGATATACAGGGAAAGTAAGGTTTGCCTATATCTCAAACCTTCCAGAGATGAAAAAATCTGATGACACCTGTGGACTCCCAAAAAATTATGGACTGAATGCGGTAGCAAATATTGTAGCAGGAGAAGTGCTAATTGATACCTCAGAAGTCCAAAAAGCAAGTGCAATACTTAATAAAGGATATAAAGCTGTAGAAAGCTTATATGCGGAACAAAGCTCGGAAAAAAAGAATCTCAGAAGGAAAGTAAAAGTTGCACCAATGCAAATAACCGATTAAATCAGATTTATTATCTACTTTATGCTCAATGGCTACAGAGTGAATAACACTTATCAATCTTAAAACTCCTTTTGCAAGAGGACTCATAGCAGATAAGGGTATTCACCTCGTACCTGAGTCTTTTTGTGTAAATTGTAAAAATATCAGAACGATCAACGGAACAACTACGATGAGAAAAGGCTATCAAAAAATCAGTAATTGACCAGAAGGAGTAAAGAGCAAAATCCAAGGACTTGTAGCAATCAAAGGAGAGCTTTACACTATCTGTAAAGGAGTTTTTTACAAAGTTAATCTCTGAACGGGGAAGCTAGAGAAAAAGGACTGAACTACCTTCTCTGATAGTAAACAAACAAATTTTGTCGTTTATAATGACTTTATTTTTTGCCTGGATGGAGAGAATTTCCCTAAAATTTTTGATAAGAAAACAGGAACTTTTACCGTTCTAGATACTGCTAAAATCCCAAGTGGAGCAAATCCAAGATTCTGAACCGTATTTAGCGCAAATGTCTACCTTGTCTGAGGGGGAGAAAATAAGAATATGCTCTATATCTCAAAAGGTATCACAAAAAACACTCCAACAGATAGCTATGATTTCGTAGGGACGGGAAGTGAAAATCTTTTTTTCCACTCTGATATTGAAGCTATCAGCTCAAATAAAGGGAAAGTATATATCTTCACCGCAAATACTATTGAAGTCCTCACAAAAGATACTGTAACCGTTGGAACGGTAACCTCAAGGTATTCTACTCCAATTGCAGGGGAAAATCGTGTTGCCTCAAGTCGTAGTGTTGTAATCGCTGATGATAGAATTTTCTTTTTCGCTAAAGGAAATAAGGTAAGAACACTAGAATTCATACCTTGAGTAACAGATATCAGTGTTGGAGATCTCTCAGATCGTGCAGGACAATCAATCCAAAGGTTTCTGGATTCTCTGGATGATGACCAGTCTTCTTGTTTCTGATACTACAATAAAGAGAAAAAACAAGTCTATTTTCACCTCAAAGAAAGAGGAGAAAACTTTAATAATGTCGTGCTTGTGTACGATGTAATCAATGACAATTTTCTGATTGATACAAATAAATACTTTTCCGACATTGTAAAATGTGATGGCAAATACTACGCAGGAAGTGACACCAACGGGGAAATCTACCTCGATGATACAGGGAATATGGATAATGGACAACCTATCCGCCGAGAGAGAAGAAATGCTCCGCTAAGCTTTGGGAATCCGAATATCAGAAAAGAATTTAGAGAAGTGAATATTTATGGAGAGATTGAGGACGGAACAAGTATCGATGTGGAGGTATTTGTTGAATGAAGCTCAAGATTTAAGGGGAAGATCAAGGGTGCTAATGCAGAAATGGCTGGTACTGGATCAGAACCGCTGGCTTGAAGTCCCTACAATGCAGAATTTAGTAAAAACTGACTTTTACCTTTTGAGTATTGAATCACCGCTGGAAACCTCAGAGCAAGAGGGAAAAAAATAGAGCTAGTATTTAGCTGAGAATGACCGTGAGACTTCTGCTTGAGTGGCGGAAGTATTGGTCTGATTGGGCTCTGAGATAGAGAAATCTCAGATAAAGGTAAAAATGAATCAAATAATGCAAAGATAGAAAAGAATTTACATCATAATCCGTAAGAAATGGCAGTGAATCCATATATTTGGGGTAAGGACAAGGAGAAAGACAAATTTATGTTAGAAACGATCCAAGCAGGAAAACAAAAATACTGAGATAGATTTGACAGTATATTAGAGCAGCAGTATGGGATCAAAAAGAGCGACTATATGGGAGATAGTTTTAATAATCTCGCAAATCAAGCTCAAACAGGGGGGAAACAAGCGGTAGATAATATCTATAGAGCAAATACTCCTTCCCCTCTTAGCAGAAATCCTATAAGCTCCTATAATCCAGCACCCACAGCAACTCCTAAGAATATACTTCCATGAACTCAGCTCTGAAGATATGGAGACACTGGAGGAGCAAATAATGCTCCAAAGTATAGTGGGAAAGGAGTTGGGGTAACCTACAGTAATGTCAGACTCTCAGACGTCGCTAAAAATTGATCGGGGTTCCTCTGGAATGATAATGCTAGAAACTATGAGAAAAACAATCCTGGCTACTTAACTCAGAGAAATGATTTTTTGGCGAATGCTTTTTATAACGATGGTGTAGATAGTAGAGAGTGAATTGCCCAATACCTCCAACAGTTCTGAGATTTTGCAAATGCGAATCAGGTAGATAAAGATAATACTGTAACTGCAATATGGAATAGAATTGGTGAGATCAATAAAGCAAACACGAGAAACTTCTTTGATAAAGCAGGGAAATATGATCCCAATCAGACTGCTCCGCAGAATAAAGGTGGAAACATTTCAGATGAAGAGTATCGAAAATTTGTTAACACAACCCTAAAAACAAACTTTGATCAATTCTGAGATCTTGATCAGCTGAAAGCAACCTATGGAGATGAAGCTTTTTATAAACTCAAGGATTTTCTAAATTCCGCTAAATGAGCCTACGATCTCACAAATCCAGAGGAAAGGAATAGACTCGCAGGTGATATGCAAAGTATGCTCTGAAGCTTTATAGGAACGCAATCAGACCTTTCAAAGTTAAATCTCGCTATGGAGTCATGATTAAGCCTTTTCTCTCCTGAATCTCAGCAAGAGATTAAATCTGACCTCGAAAAGATGGGGCAACTAGAGTGAATGGGAATGAATGCTGAACAAATCGCAAGTAAACTGTGATGGACAACGGACAAGGTCTATCAGCTCAATCTCCTCAAACAAGGAAGCAATGCAACAAGACTCTGAAAGTACTATAATCTCTCTGACTCTGAAAGAACAAGACTCTCTGAAGAGGCGGACATCCAAAGGCAAAGACTCAAGGAAGATCATGAGATTGCTATGCAGAGACAGGATAGAGATCTCCAATGGCTTACCGAAACACACCAAAAAAACTATGAAAGGCAAAAAAGGCAGAATGAGATCAATGAGGGGAATGCAAATATGCTTGCAGGATTAACAGGGATTGGATTTAGCTCAAGAGGAATGCAGGGACTCCAAGAAATCCAGACACAAGCAAAAGAGATTTTGGATGACATGACAACTAAGTACGAAAGAGGGAAAATCCAGATTAACGACATTAAAATGGATCTGATGAGAGCCTACCAAAGGAATGATGCGGATATTATTAGAAGGCTCAATGAGTCTCTTGTGCAAGCGAAAAATGCTTATATTTCGGGGGTTGCTAGTCTTCAGTCAAAGTATGGACTCGTGAGTCTAGAGGGGCAAAAGGCACTTGCAGAAACAACAAAAAATTTCATTGAATCAGCTCAGAAGTTCTATCTGGATGCGTCAAAAAACTCAAGAGAGAATTTAAAAACCTTAATCGATGGGAGAACAAATCTGATGAACTATGAATACAAGCAAATCGAGTATAGTAATGCAAAGAAAAAGCAGTTTATGTCTGAGAGTATGTATATGACACCAGCTATGGCGATGCAGTACGCTCAAGAAAACGGATTTGCAGATCAGATCGATCAAGTACTGAGTTATCAGCTACAAGCAACAGTCAATACCTTGGAGAGCTATGCACCATGAACAGGTATGAAGTATCAAGGTGAAGTGCAAACACTGCTCAATAAATGATATACACCAGCTCAAGCTATCAGTAATCTTATGGAGAGGTCAGATTTCTCTTTAGTAAGAAAAGATGCAAATAAAACCTACGCACCAATAACTATCTGAAAAGATACAAGAGGGGTATACGACCCAAACACTCAAAAAATCACATACTTTGATGGACAAGGGAATACTCAAAACTGAACAGTAGGAGGTATACAACAGGATATTTCCACCTCATTAACTAACTTTTCAAATAATCATCCTGTAGGAAGCAGATGAGGACAATGCGGAAGTTTTGTTAATGACTATCTACAATCTATTGGAGGGACAAGAGTATTTACGGATCCAATCACTGACAAAAAGTCTCAAATCAACTCAACAACTCCAACTGTATGATCTATTGCAATTATGAATAGTTCGAAGTACCCTCAATATGGACATGTAGCTATCGTAACTGCAGTCAATGAGGATGGATCAATTACAACACTAGAATCAAATAGATATGATGAAAGCATAAAGAAATGAGACGAAAAGGTCTTTACAAGGACCTTTAAGCCAAGCAGTAGTGGTAAAAATACCGTATATGGATACTATACTCCAGGGCAAGTCCAGAATACTCAAGGGGGAATAAATCAGAATGCTGAGCCTCTATCATCTAATGGTATCCCTATCACTTATGAACAAAAAATCTATAATCTCGTGCCAACCTCACTCAAAAATAGTGATACGGAACTCAAAAACCTCTACTCAAAAGCAAAACAGCTCTATGAATCAGGAATGTCTCCTGAAGATGCAGTACTGACCTTTATGGGATTCAAAGTGAACGAGAAAGATAAACCGTTTGCAAATACTTTGATTGATTACGCAAGGGGTGGAGCAGTTTCAGAAGATTTCTATGGAAAACTTTCAGACTATATCAATAAAGGGAACAAAGTCTGAGCTATGAAGCTGATGGAAAACGGACTCAAAGCTAATGCTGAGAACAAATGAAACGTGAGAGAATCAACCGCTATCAGTATGATTAAAATGATTCGTCAACTTGAAGAAAAAATGGCTGAAGGAGAGAGTAAATTCTGACCGATATCTGGAAAATGGAACAAGTGATATAGTAAACGATTTGGAGGAGAAGAGACACAAAAGATTAACTCCTCTATCACGGCTATCTACTCTCAACTCAGAAATGAAATGAATGGATCTAATGTGACCGACTCTGAGACGAAATGGCTTGAACCTCTTATTCCGAGTATGGATGATAAATATGAAAATGTCAAAGCAAAGATCGCAACAATGAAAAATAAAATCCTTGCTGATCTGAACGGAGTAAGACAAGACCTCAATCTACCTCAACTTGATCAAGATACACTACTTGATAGCAAAAAAAGACTCGCGCTCTATGAGCAAGTCCAGTCGTTACCAGAGAGGGATAAACAAAAAACTCCTCAGCTATGATTCTGATGAGTAGTGAATGGTATGTTAGGTAATCTTCTCTGAGGAATGTGAAGAAGATAAAAAGGAGCGTTAGTGCTCCTTTTTTTGATTAGCTACTCCAATATCTAATAGCCATAAGAAATACTGAGAATGCTAATATTGGAAGAGGATAATTGATAAATATCCAAATAATGCCCCAAATGATTCCAATACAAAGAGAGAAAAAGAAGAGTATTTTAAGAACTCAGAGAAAATATCCAACAAATGTAAGAGGAATCCTTATTGCTTTATGGAGTCTTTCGTCGCTTGTTTTCATTATTCAAAGTTCTTTTTATAAACTGTCTTTGTTTTTGACCGCCTTTCTGAAAGCGTTGGTGTAAAAAGAGATGATACAAAAGGGAATAGTAGGGAAACTAAAAATAGAACCGTTAAAAGTGCAGTTCCAAAAAGAGCTGTAGACCTAACCATCTCGTCATTTATAACTCTTCAAAGAAATATAAGGGACACAAAGACAATATAGAAAATCGCAAAAAAGGTTACAGCAAACGGTAGATGTGTAAACATTCTAATTAAAGTTTGCTTAAATCAAAATCCCTTTTCTTCTTTTGTATTTTCGAGCTCTAAACCTAAAAGCAGATATCCTAGGGTTTGTTTATTATGAAGAAAGCGGTAAATATTTATCAATCAAGGTATAATAAGCAATCAAGCTAGCATATCAACGCAGAATGCAAGGTATTTAACGATCCAAGATGGAGATTTTCCGCTCATATTGTAATAACCTAAAGATAAAAAACACCTATCTTATACCCTTACTCTCCCAAAAGTCAACACAAAAAACACGCCCCAAACGGAGCGTGCCTGGTATCTAAGCAGACCCTAGCTTTTATTCAATTTTACCTGAGAACCTGAGAGCTCTAGCAATCATAAGACTTGCGTGATACCTCTTGACTGGCTCATCTAGTCCAGCTTTGGACTTGATGATACCTTGATCCACGGCTATATCAGGAATAAGTTCCTCTTGGCTTGTTCTACCATACAAAGCAACAAAGATCATCTTCAAGAACCATCTCTTTGTGAGAGGTCAATTCACAGAGCTGACAACTCCGAGCTCAAGAGCTTTTTGAATGGCTCTGTTATCGTCAAACTCGTTGTGGAAAGCTCTCATAACCATAAGAACAGCGTGGAGCTTGATGAGACTCTCATTAGGGAGCTTACCATTTCGGATATTCATCTGAACCATTTTTTCACTATCAGATGAATCAATCACCACCTCAGGCGTTGCATTCTTCTTGTCTATGATAGCAACGATACTATAAAGCCACTTTTGGAGTCCAAAAGGGGTGTAAAAGAACCCCTTATCACCCCATCACTCAGTCCAAGAATTTGGATGATGATATTTTTCTCCATCAATACCTGTAAGGGCGAAAAGATGTCCAGCATTAGCATCCTTATCAGGAGTCAATGTATGAGTAACTCCAGTCTGGTGCCATCTGATATACCTCGCTCCAGTGTAGCACATATGCTTTTTGCTTAGTGCTAGTCTTACCTCAGCTGGTGTGCTACAGAAGTAGTATCCTTGAATATAACCGAGATCTTTCATCAGCTTTAAGGCACCAGACATACTCCAACCATTCTTTCCACCGTCTGGAATTATTCAGTTTTTGATTGCCTCTTTCCAGATTTTCATAGCGTCAAGCTGAGTCTTTGAGTCAAACCAATCTGCTTCATTCTCCGCCTTTGTTATTCCAAAGACAGAACAGGCTCACTCTGAGCCTTGATCCAAAATCGGTGTGTTATTATACACGATTTTTTCAGGTAAATCAGCTTCTCCTGTATATTCTTCCATCACGGTTGCATATCCAGGTATATGCAGATAGTCCTCTTGGGTAAATCATTCAGTATCGTTACTGATGACTACATTTTGCAATTCTTTTTCTTCCATTTTTCGTAAGTATTAAAAGTTAAAAGTCTGAATTATTCAGTTTTTTTCTCTACTCCTAGGTCTCAGAAGTAGTTGGTATTGATCCATTTTGTAACCAGATTAAGGAGCGGAATTGCAAGTCAGACAATAACTACTTGCAGTTCTCCTTTAATTCCTGTCAAGGTTGTTCCTAGGAACGCTACTCAAGCATTGAATACTTGCCAACAAAGCACTCTAAATGCTTTGTTTTGCCATAATTGTTTCATGATATATCTGTAAAAAAATAAAAACTATCTGATAGCTCTCTCTCAGTTTTTGATACCATAGATTGCAGTAACAAATTCAGTATCTCTCACTTTTTGAGCTTCTATAAATTCTTTTCTTTGCTCTCCTAAAGCTTTATTATGATCTGCGACTATACCATTGATAGACTGCAGAAAATAGATAATCAAGAACACGATACATCCTAGTGACACGAGCATAAGGAACATAAATACCCCTCTCTCACTACCTGTCAGTGAATGGAGAGCGTTACCTGTAGCTTTAATTTCATTTTCTAATGCCATTTTTTGTGTAAGTATTAAGAATTAAAGTATTGAATTGAGTCTTTACAGTGGTTTTTGTCTAGGGTATCTAAGAGCTTAACGATAATAGCTCAAAGACAAGTCAGAGTTCAGGTTTCTTGGTTTTTTCCTAGTACCGAGCTAATTGTCTCCTGAACTTTACCAAACTTATATCAGCTCGAAGTTATCAAACAGCGGTTAAACATATCCCTGCATACACTGTTCCCGATCTGATCTAGTCCAATAGCTACAGAGCGGATAATAGAGCTGAGGTATCAGAGTCCCTTCTTGCTCGCTGAGTTCCCAGTAGGGAAGAAAAACCTGAATCAGATTTCTCCCACTGTTCGCAGGAGCCCCAGCGGTAGCAACACTACCGCCAGAGCTAGGGCCACTATCAGGAGTATGAGGCTATGCAGAAGCTTCTTCATTTTTAGGCTTGTCAGTATATAAAGCTTCTACTTCAGGGGGGAACTTAATACCAGCCCCCTTAAACTTTACAAACTCCTCTTTGCTCAGATACTCCTTGACGTCTGTAATATCTATGTGCGAGAGGTAGGTGATACCATTCTTTGTGATAGTCTCCATCTGAGAATATGCAAGCCTGATAGCTACGAGTTTGTTCATTAGTTCCTGGCTACCAAGAATGAGAGCATAGGGGATCTCAAATGTGACGAAGTGAGGTTTTTTTTCTTCTTGTTCTTTTAACCAAGCCTCATATTCTCAATCCTGAGCCTCCTCTGCGTATTGGTTAGGCTCTAATAGAGGAAATTCATCAACAAATCAGATGATTTTTCAGTTCATTAGTATCTTCTTCATGTTATTACAAAGAAATAAAAGAGATTAGTGTTATGCTAGGTGTAATATCGGAATATCTATGTTTATATGCTGATATAGATACAGACCCTTTAGGTACAAAAATAAATCAATATCAAGAATGAACATCATATCATCAAGTTCCTGCACTTCCTGTCGTTGATAATCATTTTCAGTTTATGCTAACTGAACTCAACTCTCAGTTCTTACCTCAACAAGACCAAGACACTTCCAAAAGTCAGTCGTAAGGAGCAACCCAAGAGCTAGATACATTTTCTCAAGTGGTTGTTTTATTGAGAGGTATTTTTATTCTAGGAGCGATTCAATTGACTTTATTTCACCTAAAAATTCAGAACATAGCACAACCAACTTGCTCACCAATACCCTTGTTTTCTATAGGATAACCGAAGTAATCAACATTCCTCTCCATAAATTTACCTGTCAATACAGTATTTGCATAAAGTTTATTCTTATCATTCCTAGAATATCAATTTCAATATTGATAATAATCAAAATCAACATTTAGTTCGCCACTCAATTCTCCTCATCAACTTCATTGTGGTGTGGCTAATCAAGTTGGATTTGAAGTCAGCAAAATAGGGACATTGAAAGGTCAGGTTAGTCTTGGAGAATAGCTTCAATTTGTATATCAAGAACTCTGATTATAGAGTTCTCAAGTTATATTTACGGTAAGTCTTGGATTTCATACAAAAAAGGTTTTTGCAATGTTTGGTCTATATAACAAAACCTTTGAAACAGTGCTTGAATATCAAACTCACCATATAGGAGCATTAGACAAGTCATACTTACTAGAGATACTTATTTCTTTCTCCTTATTTTTCGCGAATAAAGAACTTTCAAATGCGTCCGACACACAATACACAGACATATACGAACAAGCTTTTACGTCCCCATTCACAGCAACAGCAGAAAAAGCCTCTGACCATTGAGTTCTATCACAATACACTCTGTAGTAATTGTTTGCATTAACAATTCCTCATTGTTGCTTCACAACTACAGAGTAGAGATTCCCCTTAGGGAGCTGGAAGGATTTATTTAGATCTACAGTAATCTCTTGAGCTTCGGTACTGAATTTCGTATATGGTAAAGTTGCAGTAGCCAATACCTCTCATCCTCCATACCAATAAGCCTCCTTCTCGTTAACATCAACTTTTATTCCTTTTCTGACCTCTACTACTACACTAGAAGTCGGAGACAGAACTTTATCCATCTTGAGTTTCAGCTGATTACTAGCTACACCGCTAGAGATTCTCTGAATATGCTGTTCCTTGTTCACATCAATATCTCCGACATTGATTGCTATCGTGGAGTCTGCTAGCTGAGGAGTCTTCTGCAAGAACAAGGTATCTTCCATCGTATATTTTTCTCAGACAAGCCCTGTTATCCCCAAGTAATTCGGAGTACCAGCCTCCTCTAACTTCCCTACCTTCTGTTCTTGAGTTGATACCTTCTCCTCTAGGGTTTTTATTTTCTCAGAATTTTTAAGTACTTTCTCCTCATTTATGTCTGCATTTCCTAAGGCATTCCATTCTTTTTCTGAAGAATTCCATCTACAAGTACTTCCTGCGATATTCACAAGCAATCACTCAACTTTCTCCGCCTCAGTAAAATAAGCAGTAGCTTCTTCCTTAGTTGCAAAAGTTGGATGCTTAATACCTCTTTTTGCATCGATCTGCCCCTCCGCCTCTAAAGCCTTCTTAATAACAACTCAAGCTTCGAAAATCTGTTTACCGTTCCAATACCCCGTTTCGTCCTTATCAATAAAGTCTCATGCTCCAGCTGTGATATAACACTTCGTACCGTTTCCCCAAGTCTTTTTATTGTATTCTTTTTCAGTAGGAGGGTTATTCTCATCAAGACCTCTTTTGAGAAGCGTCATGATTCAATTTTGAGCACTTCAAAAAGCCATCTCAAAAACAGAGCCATCTCCATTCTGAAAAACAATAGTCTCCTTTTCGAATTCAACTTTTTTAGGGAGTTGGTGTTCATCCTTCCAACCAATAAGGTCTGAGATTCTGACTTGAGTATCTGACGCTTTGAGTTCATCGAGAAGTCTGAATTGATAGAGGCTTTTCATCTATAGAAGATTATGACATAAAGATTATGCGAAAGAATAGTTAAAAATATGGAGGAAAAAAATTTTTTTCCCTCTTTTTTTTAAGTACTCTTGAAAAAAATTTATATCCTACCTTAGTAAGTATGAATCCTATCAAAAATTTCCTCCTCCCCTGGCTTAATAAAGAAAATGAGAGCATCGGAAGTCTCCCCAATAATCCAACAAATAAACTTGAGCAGGTATCCTCCGCAAATACTCCAGATGGAGGTTTTTTGGAAACCAAAGCACCTATGACACCCATTCCTAGAATGAGTCAGATACCTCTGAAGCCAATGTCTCAAAATCCAGTACTACTCTGAGGACAGCATAGTATTGCTCCAATGAGCATGGCGCCTCAAAAACAAGAAAGCTGAAATCAGATTTTCCAACCTTTTCAGTTTCCTAAATTTGATACTCTTACTCCACCAAGTTTTCAAGATTTTCAAACTAATCCTAAGCAGACAACAGATCCACTTATGAGTCAAGACCCCAACTACAAACCTTTTTTAAATATTCAAACCGCACAACAACAGCAAGCTGAAAACGATGCAGTCTATAAGCAGAATTGAATCAATATCCTAAAGCAGTACAAATCAGTAGGAGATTTTATTGCCGATGTCTACAAAGGAGGATGGATGGAAGATGAGGAAATCGAGAGACTTTATCCTGAATTCAAAGGGAAAACTGAGCAAGCAAAAGGAGTAATGACGGAAGTCTATGATGCTCTCGCTAATAATCAAACTCCAGACTTTCTGGGCATGAAAGAGAGATATAAAGAGCTGTTTACTGCTAATCTCCAAGAGATTCCACACAAAAACCTCCAAACTCCAGAGCAATACCAAGAAAAAGATAAGAAATCTGAAGCAATCTGGGAGAAAATGAAAGATGTTGATACTTCGCTCTTGAGCGCTAATGGACAGAAATTTTGGTGAATGATGCAGAATTTAAACGAGCTCCCTAAAGCGATCAGAGCTCAGTATAAAGTTCCAGAAGGAATTACAGATACTGAAATTACGAGTTATATTTTCAAAAATAATAAAGAACTCCAAAACGAATTTAACACCCTAGCAAAAATTCCGCTTACTGATTATGATAAAGCTCAGCTAGGAATCTGAGGGAACTGGATGAATAGATTTCAAGCATGACTTCAGAAAAGAGTAAATAAAGCAAATCAGTGGTTTCAGGCAAATTTTTGAGAAGATTTTGATAAAGATCTAAAAAATGTAGAATCTACCTTTGGAGGATGAGCAAAAGTATTGACTGTACCAACAAAAGCACTCGCTGGTGTAGTAGGAGGACTCGTACATGGAGTAGATAAAGCAAATACTGCACTAGCAAAGCTTGGTAACTGAGAATTTTCTTCTAAATCTGAGATTATCTGAGCTGGAGCAAAAGGAATCGCAGGAGGACTAGAGACAACATTTAATACTGCATTTGCTCCAGTGACTGCCGCCTTTAATGCTGCAAACGAGACCGCAACTGGAAAGAAAATTACTAAAAATACCCTAGGACTCTTTGATGAGGGGATTGACAATATCCTAAATGCTATACCAAAAATTAAAGAGGGGTATCAGTCAATGGATGAAGAAGCAAGAGCTGACCTAAGAATGGGATTGACAACTCTTCTTTTACACAAAACCAACCAAGCAACAAAAAATACCCAATTTAATGCAAAAATGATGCTCGGAGTCGCTAAAGATGCGATAGGTAATGCGATTCAAAAAGGACGAGATGCAAGCAGATTTCAGGTATGGATAGAAAAGGGGCTTGCTGATGTAAAAACAGGAGAATTTCAGAAAGGAGCACTGGGGAGAATTGCTAAAGAAGGGGCAAAAGAGCTCAGTTCTTCTCTAAAAGAAAATTTCTGAAAATTTAATGAAGTACTAAAAAATAGAAGACAACAAGTAACTACACTCACTGATCAGAGAGATTTTGTAGCAAAGGTGAAAGATGATATCCAGCCTGGAGTAGATGCTATCAAAAAGTGAGCAAATAAGGTAGCTGAAGCTACAGCAAAAGGAGTAAAAATCGTAGGAGAAGGCATTCAACAAGCAGGACAAAAGGTAAGCGAGGGGGTAAATAAAGTTGCCGAGACGACAAAAAATATCGTAGGAGATATCAAAAATCCTTTCAAAAAAGGAGAGAAAACTGAAACAAATTCAGATTTTTCGCCTTCCACAAACTGAATACAAAATGTTGTAGACCGTGTTACTAGTTGAGTCCAGAAACCATTTGACTATGTAGCGGATAAAATAGCTGAGTGAATCACTAGCACTGCATCAGCTCAAGATAAACTTTTCAGAGCTCAAAATCCATCACTCAATAGACTATGAAGAAAAGACAAGTCCTATGAGCAGAAAAGAGCTAGAGCAGATAGAGCAAACGAGCTCATCGTAGAAAGAGGGCACTTGCCAAAAAATGCTGAGGAGAGAATGACTGCGCACAAAGAAACAATGCAAGCCCTCTGGGAGGAAAATATCGGTAAATGACTCAAAGAAAAAGCTAATGTGATGATCGATGCAAACGAGATTGCAAATGCAATGGAAAAAGAAATCGCTCACTACGGAGAATGAACACTCCTTAGTGTCCATGAAGGCGACTACAAAAAAGCAATGCAAGATATTGCAAACCTCAGAAAAAAAGGACAAATAAGTATCGCTGATGCGGAAAACTACAAACAGCAGATCAATATGGCAGTAGACTGGAACAATAATCCAACAGCTGGAGAAGTTTATCAAAAAGCCCTAAGAGGTGCAACAAAGAAGATAGGAGAAATTGAGGATAGAATTATCAGTGAAATACCTGGAGAGTTTACGCAATTCAAAAGAGACTATGGAGCTCTTAAAGATGGGATGGAAGATGTTATCAAAGCTTATCTTAAAGAGGCAAAAAAGAATGGTATGGGTATCATGGAAACTTATGGAAGATTTGAGGGATTATGAGATATTATGACAGCTTTTACAAGTGGGAAAACACGCCAAATCCTACCTGGTATTGGAAAGGTTCTCCTATGAAAAGCCTATGGTAGGGCAAAAAATGTAGACTTTCTGATTGAAAGAGGATTTAAACAGCTCGCAAAAGAACATAAACAGAGAACTGGGAAGCTCGAAACACAAAAATTCCCTGCTCTACCTAAACCCAAAGCTACGGTAATCGGAAAGAATTGACCACAGGTACAATCCCCAATCTCTCCAGCTCCTAAAATTAAAAATAAAGAGGTTATAGAAATAGATAAAAGACCTCAGAATATCATTGGACTAAAAACTACGAAAAAAACTTGAAATTCAGAGAATACTGAGTATACCAAGGACGGTAAAAAAGAGACCACTCAGCCGATCGTTAGACTCTCTACAGAGAGTGAGCCGACACAGGGTACCTCTTTTTTCACTAAAGAAAAGAAGATAAATGCAGACAAAAAACATCTCAAATGAGAATGAGATCTAGAGTATCTCGAAAGAATAAACAAGAAAAAATGAAACATTATTTGATTGACATTAAAAAAAGATACCAGCCCTCTCGAAAATAGCAAACCAAACGTCGTCTGACTCTTTGATACTAAAGACCTAAAGCCAGCAAAACAAAGAGATGGATTAAATCCTGAAGCACTCCCTCTGAGTGATTATAAAGCGATGCAGAAGCTTGATCCTTTTATTTGAGCACTCAAGAAAAACGACTTCAAAGACTATATCACAGAAAAACTCACTGTAGATATTGAAGAAGATAGATATTTAGAAGTACATGACAATATTGAAGACATGCTGTATAGCCTTGAAAACGAAACAAAAGCTGAAGCCAATAAGTATGCTGAGAGAATTATTCCATGAAAAACCGCTGATGAAATAGTGAATGAGTATACGAAAGAATATAATTCTGATTTACAACTTTTGGACGAACTAGATAAGAAATATCCTGAGTTTTATAACTGAAAGATCAATCTCGGAACAGTGAATAAGCAGAAAACTACAACGACTCCCGAGAAACCTAAAAAGGTTCTCTGAAGCTTACCAGAATCTCTAAAAAAGAGAGAAGCCTTTGAAACCCTACCAAGCGATGTTGATTTACTAGAAGAATCTAAAAAAGTTTGACCAAAAAGGATTGCACCAGACAGAAAAGCACACCAACAGCTCGACCCTCAAACAGCTTTAGAGAAACTGGCAGAGCAAGAGAAAACTCGTTTAACGTGAAAGATCAAGGGGCTTAAAGAAGACTTAGCAACACTTGATAAACTCGTTGAAAAATATGGGGAGAAGATGCCAGCAAGAACAGAGAAAAATAGACAAAAATATCCAGATCTCGTCAAAGACTATAGTCAAATGCAACAACTAAGAACAAGGTATCAATCAAACTCTGCTGATAGAATAGGAGACATACTTAAAAAAAGTATTGATAATAATACTCACAATTTGGAGCAGTTAACTCCTGAAGCTATGAAAAAAGAATATATTGCACTCGTGCAAGAAGATATTTCTAAAGGCTATAAATATCCAGAAGCGGTCTTAGATTTCGTGCCTGAAGCAAGGAAAATTCTGAATGGAAGGGAAAGATACGAAAAGGGGCTCTATACCTCATTTTCTGCAAAAGACGAGAGAATAAACTATGAATACAAAGAAAAACTTGGCGCAGGGATGAAAAGACAAGACGGGAAAGAGCTCACTCAAGAACAGAAACAGGATATCGTAGACGGAGTTGAAGACTTTTGAGATATTCTAGGACTTAATATGAAAAAACTCTGAGAGGAGAAAAATTGGGTCTATGTGCATCTGAATGGGAAAAATGTTTTTCTCAAAAATGGTGTGGCTGGACTCTATAGAGAAAAGGGGGAGAATATCAGTATTTCGGTTGGTGGGACAGAATCAGTTCGTCAGACGGTAGGTGGAGAAGTCTGAGCTGTAAAAATCCATCCAACAATGGCTCATGAATTAGGACATGCACTTGATGGAATCCGGAATTGGAAGCTTTTCCCTAGCAGTAAGCTCTTTGATCTGAAAATCAAAATGAATAAAGCTCCAAACTGAAATACCAGATATTGGAAATCAGATTCTGAGGTAACTGCAAGAGCTATTGAGCAGTATGTAGCTATTAAAAAAGGGAATACCGACTATTATGACAAGCCTGCATATTGGAAGAAGGAGGCGTATGAAAGCATTATAGAGCCTATGGTAAAAGAGGAAATTAGAGAAAAGTTTGAGGGGTATATGAAATGAGGAGAACATTCAAAGTCTCTTCCTAAAACAACTCAAGATTCAGAAAATGCTATGATCTGGGTGTCTGATAAAACCAGTAAAAAAATGCATGAACTTTCTGAAAAATACCCCTCTGCTGGGAAAAACGAGCTTGATAAAATCGGGAAATTAAATTCAGGCATCAAAAAATCAAGCGGAAAGAGAAGCGAAAAGGACAAAGAAATCTACAGAGTAAAAGATGATATCCTCCTAGATGATATCATAGAAAAAGGAATCAGCATCAAAGATGAGTGAGAAAATACTACCTATACTCTTGAACAAGATGGAGTTTATGTGACCTGGCATTTGTGAGATAGGGTAAGGAGAATTTTGAAACAGAAATGATTATTGAAGTAAAAGAAAAAGAGACTTCCTAGAGTCTCTTTTTGCTATCGGGAGCCTATCGCAAAAGCGATTACTCTATGATAGTAATAATTTCTATCAACAAAAGAAGTATACTCAAAAATTTTCAGAAATCAAGAGGAAGTAAATATACTTCCTTTTTTGGTCTGATTTTTTATACGATTTTAGATCCTCTAGCAGGATTTTTTCATCTCCACAAAAAAAGCGAAAATTTGTGAGTATCAAAAAAATACTCACAAAAGATCAAGAATTTTGTGAGTGTGAGAATGAGAATTGTTTTTTTGCTCCAAAATTTGCTTTTGGACTAGAGTTTGAACAAAAAGATAGATTTATTCTAAGTAAAACTCCTTCATAACCTTAAATCTTCTCTCAGAAAGAATTATCAGCTTACTAAACACTTCTTCCATGATATAAGCAGGAATCTCTTCAGTAAACTCGCATCCTATCACTACACACTGATGGGCAACAAAGTGAGTTAACTCATGGACGAGAGTATTTAGACTGTAGCTTCTAAGCCAAATGATATTCGTATCTGGTAGCTCTTTTGAATAGAATCAATTCAGATTATACTCAACCTCTCTAAGTCCTAAGCCTTCAAAGAAGTTGTTGTGCTTTTCCTCTCCAATATCTCATACGAATACCTGGAGGAATTGCCTAAATGTTTCTGTTCTGAGTCTGTATTCTATAAGTCCTTCTGGGTGGTGGACTATTTCAGTATGAGGGATCAGATTTTTAGATTTTTTCATTGAATTATATAGACATAAAGTATTGAATTATGGATAATTATACTAGTCCTTAAATGGAATTCCGAGACGTAGAACTATCTAATCAACTCTAGTAAAAGTATCTAATAGCATAAACACATATGCTATAACCATAATTCAGATAACTATCAGGCTGAATACTGAAATAAAAGTAGCTGAATCTTCGTAAACATTTAGCTTTCTATTAAGGATACTTTCCATTTTATTAAATAAATATGGACATAGCCATACATAACCTACAACTGAAGCTCAGATTATTAAGGGTATGAAAAATTTTACCATCTTTGCATAAATAGTAAATAAAAATCAGAATTATTCTTCTTTTTTGTAGCTAATAGATTGAATATTTAGAGCAACAGGCGCTCATCAACAGATCAAGGTTCCCTTAGACTCTCTTATGTATGGACTATGACGACTTTCGCAAGTAATTGCTCAAGTAGCAAAATAATTATCAATATACTCAATATTATATTGATATAATGGCGGTTGCTCTATATTGATTTTACATCCAGCGAGGAATAAAGTACCGACCATAGCAAAGATCAGAATTATTCTTTTTTTCATTCCACTACTATATTATCAATTAAAAACTGTCCCAGTTCCTCCTCAGGAAGGAGTGCCGACTCTAGGAGTCGGTATTCTGAATTTCAACAAAAGAATGATCAATCTGAACTAAGTCAATCAGGTCTCCAAGATGGGTTTAAGACTAATTCATCTGATGAATATTTATATAAATCATTTATACATACAAATTGCCATAATCAACTCTCTAGGCTTACGATCCATCTCAAATCAGCATAAAATCAGAATCAATCCTTACAACTACAATAAAATACTGTTTTGCCTTCTGATTTTGTAAATTCTTGATCAAGTTTGATTGAGACAACCTCTCTGTCTTTAGGCTTCCATCCTCTCTGGACAAGAGAGGTAAGGAGATTCCCTAATTCTTTCATTTTATAAATGTGCTAAATAAGATAAATATGCAAACATAGTCCCCATAACGAATACAGATAAGATAACAACTACTGCCTTGGTAGTTTTTTTATTACTACACATACTTATGATAATAAATGCGAATAAAAGCTCCATGCATAGCACTAGTGTGAAGTATAATATTTTTAAGTATATTGCCATTTTTGTAAAAAAGAAATAAAAGTCTGATTTTTATCAATGAGTTATTCGGTATTTTTTCTTTTTTCGATTTGTGCTTTTATAGATATGCACAAGAAAAAAATATTGCAATAAGAAAGAGTCACTATCATTTAGCATTTGCCTATCATTCAAAGAATTGAAATATTCTTTGATGCAACAAATAGTTGCTGGTCAAACCTTTCCACTTTCAAATATTTTATTTCAGATTTCTTTTAGTTTCTGTTGATAAAATAATATGATTTTTTTCATAGCTTGCTTATCTACAATGTATGTTGGATATTCATCATCCTCAGTTCATTTTACAACCCTGAATTCTTTTATTGGAGTTTCATCCCAAAGCTCTATATGTCATTTTGGATTATTAAGTCGTATTCTGTAAGACATTTCTATTTAAAAATCAAATAAATCTGACTATCTCCCACTCGATCCGTAGCCTGCATCTCATCTGTTGGATTCTGAAAGCTCAGAAACCTCCTCTCGTTCACATTGCTCAACCTTGTGTATCGCATACTGAGCGATACGATCTCAGGCTCTGACCTCGTAAGGATCATCAGAGGTATTGAGTAGACCTACTCCAATAACCCCTCTGTAATTCTCGTCAATAACTCAACCTACAGAGATGATCCCCATCTTAGCAAGTCAGCTTCTTCAGTAGATCTTACCAAAGAAGCCTTGCGGAAGTTCGTGACCAATTCCAGTCATAATGATTGCGGTCTTGCCTGGAGCAATTGTGCAATCTTCAGCAGAGTAGAGATCAAAGCAAGCATCTCACTCTCTTTGTTTTTTCGGACAAATTGCGTTGTCCGTGAATTTTTTGAATTTAATTCTCATTGTTTTTAGGCATAAAGGTTAAAAGTCTGGTTATTACATCTTGTCGCCTCCGCCAAGATGCAAGGGTGTCGCGTTTTACGACGCCCTTGTTTCCGACATTGATGTCGGAGACATACGAGAGGACATAGATAAGAACTCGTAAGTGGTGTTGGTAACGACATCGGTGTCGTTACCCTTTTCTAATTACCCCGATTTCGGGGTAATTAACTAAGTATTGATGAGCTCAGGGTTTTCGTAGATGTTGCCAAGAACAACCTTATGTTTCCGCTCTACCATATATTCTCTCCCACTACCAGTCTTTCAACAAAATCCAGGCTCCCATAAACGAGCAAGTTTTGCATAAAATCAAAGTTTAAACTGATCATAAAATACGACACATGGTTCAAGATGTATAAATTGTTGTCTTTCGCCAGCAACAACATCCCCCTCGTAAATCTCAACTCAATTTTTGTCATATACCCCTGTGGACTGCATCAGCACACCACTTGCAATATCTCTCTGGTCTCCATCTGAGAGCCAGACTTTCTGATTTTTGAAATCAATTTCTACTACCTCGTGCATTCATCATACACTTCGAAATCTGAATTTTATTGGTCTCATCTCTACTTCAAAATAGAAATTAAAAAGCTGATTGGATCATCTTGGATTGCTAGGAGCATAAGCAAACTATCATACTGACTATAACAATCTACATTCTCTATCTGTCAATGACCATAGTATTCTATGTCATTTATAACCTCTTTTACTCTACTTATTTTTTGATTACTGACTAATCGCTCAATAAATCAATAGGGCTTACTACATACAACGCACTCAAAAGGCACTCAGGATAATAAATGTTCGTTAGTTGTAGGATCGTATCATACGATATGACCTTTGGATAGTTCTTTTTCTTCTACGAAATAATACTCTTGACCTATAATCTTGTCAGATTTTTTTGATTCCTCAAATTCATTGAGGAGTTTTAGTAATTTTTCCATAATATAGTCATAAAAAATAAAACATATCGAACTATTAGAATTTTCCTAATGGTTGAACATCTCCCTGAAGATATGAGCAATCACATCTACAGTCCATCCATTCCCTAGCATCTTATAACGCTGAGAATTGGAGACTCCTGCGGTATAGTTATCTGGCAAAGTCTGAAGCCTCTCGCATTCAATCGGTGTAAGTCTCCTTAAGTAGTCTCTAGTCAGACAAAGCACATTCCCGTTGACCTGGCATCTGATTGTTGGAGACTTGTCGCCATGTAGGCTTCCCCTAAATCTTCAATGAGCTCTGTTGTAGAGAGCAGCTCCAGTCTCTGCTACGAGCCTTGGACTCATATTTTTGCCTATAGTGTGAGCGAGCTCTGTAGTGAGCGTATTGCCTTTGCCTGTAATCTCATAATCTGGCTTAAGATACTTAATCATCAATTCAATCGCCTTGTCTGAGAGATAGAACTTAGGATCTACTTCCTGCTGCAAAATATCCTTCAGCAGAATCCCCTTATCTTCTGGCTGACTAATCACAACCTGAGAATAGCATCAGTCTTCGTTCCTTTTCCCTACTCGATAGAGTCTTTTTCTTCTCTGAGCTGAGACGAGAGCTGAATCAATCTCCACCGCTTGGATACCGAACAGATTCTCGGAGATGATATTCTGCCGTTCCTTTTTCATTTTTACATTTTCTAGTAGAAAGTATTTCGGCTTTGCCTCGTTCAAAATACGAATGAACTCAAAGAATAATTTTGAGCGAGGATCCTCAAAGTTCAGACCCTTGCCTGCGGAGGAGAATCACTGACAAGGACTTCCTCCAATGAGGAGATCCAAACCATTATCTCCAACATAAACATTAGTATCTCCATCAGGACGACGAACAATACCTGTAGCTTTTATATCAGATTTAACTCTAATCTCTCTAACATCACCAACCTGTATAATATCAGGTCGGTTATTCTCAGACACTTCGATAGCATACTTGTCAATTTCGCTTGCATAGTAGCTAGCGACAGGTATTCAGGCTCTCTCTAATGCTAGCCTTCAGCAACTCATACCATCAAATAGAGATAGAACTGTTATTGGTTGCATTCTGAATTTTTCATAAACTAAATTCCAAGAGGGGCGGTATCTCACCGCCAAGCAGTAGCGACTTTCTGAAAACGAATTTTTTTAGATTGACCAGCTTTACATCATTATCTCCTAGAGTAGATGCCACTGAGCCTCTTGATAGGGGGGTGACTCTCTTTCTGCTTCCAATGGAGAGGCACGAGCCACCACTAATGTTGCACACCTAGTCTAAAAGGACTAGGTAAAAATAATACATCTACAAAAGTAGAAATCAAAATTGAGCAGAGGGCGAGGATTTGCACCTCGCAACCCAAGAGAAGTCTTATTCGTGGTACTTTTCAGCTCGATCTCAATACACACTAGCTCCAGTTGATGTTGCTCGAGTCATCAACCTTTACTAAAGACTTTACACAGCGTCTCCTATTCCGCCACCTCTGCATACCTCCCCATCAGGGGGAAAGTCTAATTATGAAGCTCTCTTGCGATTACATATATCTGACCTATTATTCAGATTATTCGTAGTCTTAGAGTGTCTAATTCTGCACTTTGTATGCTTCTTGTTTTTAAGCTTTGTGATTCAATCTTTGTTTAACATTTCCATAATAGATAAAGAATAAAATACTTAGCAGGAGTGAGAATCGAACTCGCCACCGCAAGCTTATGAGACTTGCAAGCACACCAGTGCTAATTCCCTGCTTTACCACCTAGCATAGTACTAGGTGCGTTGCCCCTAAGAGAGGGACTTAATCTACAAGAGGTCTCACAATATACTCTACATTGTCATCATTCATACCTGTTATTCTGACAGGATGATTACTATTGATGACTGCAATTTCTATCTGAGGAAACGAACACTTTTTGAGGAAGTCCAGTAAAAACCTACCATTGATTGAAAGACTGACAACCTCTCCTAAACAATGACAAGATAAGGTAGTGCTCAACTCTCCATTATCTGTCTTTCCGCTTGATAGTGTAAGCTGATTATCCGTTACCTCAAGCTTTACTGGATAGTTGAGATAAGCTGTTGTAAGAGCCATAATCTGAGGTAATTTCTGCAAAAATTCTTGTCTATCAACAGTCATATATCCACTATAACTAGTAGGGATAATCTCCTCTCTATCATAGTTAGGATAATTCCCTTGAATCAGCAGTGCAGTAACTACAATCTCCTGATCTCCCCCTGAGATACTGATTGAAAGCTTCTGATAATCTATTCAAAGCATTATTTTTGTAGCTCCAATGCTGATCGCATATTTTAGAATAGGAGCTATGGCTTTGAGTGCAGCTACTGGAACAATACACCCAAATTCCCCAAGATAAGCTTCTGCGGTATATCTCACGAGCCTAAAACTATCTGTTCCCACGAAATGCACGAGGTTATCTATCTGTTTGATCAACATTCCTGTAAGTGATGGAGAAAAACTTTTTTCTGTGATCACATAACTCACTTTCTCTATAGCCTCCAAGAGGAGTGAAGTGCTACAAGAGATCGTGCAGTCAGGTCTTTCAATCTCTGCGATATATTCTCCAGCAGGGATACCATAGAGGACGCTTTTGATCTCGTCTCATTGGACTACGAGACCATCATCGTTATTGCTTAGCTGGAGCATATAGCTCTTGTCTTTCTTGAGAAGGTTGTAAAGATGATTTACATTGACCGTAATCGCTCATTCTTCAGAGACTTTTGCCTCTCTGAGAATAGCAGAAAAATCTTTCTCCATATCTGATGTCCTCAATCTCAGTCACTCTTCACTAGCTCTAAGACACACATTCTTGAGGACTGGCAATGTTCATTGTTTTTCAATAAATCTTTTTGCGAACTCTAACATAGTGAGGAGCTCCTTTCTTTTTATGCTTAGTTTCATTTCAATAAAAACAAAATATAAAATCTAAATCTTATCTCTGAATATCAACAACAGACAAACAGAGATAATAAAACATAGGAGTGTTATCATTCAGTGGGTCATTCTTTTGAATAAGAATAAAATTCTGAATTAGTTCTTGAGTTCTCAATCTTCAATAGTTATCTCATCATACCCTGTAGAATACACCGTTTCCAAAAAGCATTGAGCTTGGTTGGACTCTATCTTTTCCCTGACTCTCTCAAGTGTATTCGGATCAAGAGCATTAGCATTTTCTATTGTGATGATTTTGATCTCATTAGGTCAAGAGAGGCAAATATCTACCCCAATCTCAAGCTGCTGAGCGGTATTGAGTTCATCAAGTGGTATCCAATTCTGATTCACTTCTACGAACATTACTCAGTCCTCAAGCTTGAGTTTATAACTCAAATTGAGGTCTTTGATGAGGTCATTCTGCTTCTGCTCGATCTCCTTGACGAGATTATCAAGCTCTTTCCATTGAGCTTGTAGCTCGTTCCTTGCTTGGACTTGCTGACTATACAGCTCTTTTTTAGCTTTAATCTCAGCATTTTTTGCTAAAGCTTGATTATGAGTCTCGAGCTGAGCAAGAATTTCGGTTGTATCAATCTTGTCAAAATTCTCATATTTATCCCTCAAATCTGCCAATTGACAAGAAGCATTATCAAGGAACTCTTGCTTTGTAGTCAGATTTTTTTCTGCTTCTGCTTTCTTTTTTTGGAGCATTTCGATCTGACGGTCAATACTCTCAATATTCTCAATCATTGCCTTAATTTCAGCATTGGTCTGATCGATTACAGTCTCTCACTTCTCTACTCTCGCCTTTAACTCGTGCCAACCTGAATTGTGGGTCTCGGCTTCTTTGAGTTGATTCTGCAAAGCAGTAGGATCAACCATAGCATTCTCTAAGACTTCAAAAGCTGAAGTATCAGTTTTATCTACCTCCTCTTTTTTGGCTAAGTAAGTTCTGTGGAGATTGGTTCTCTCCTCAAATTTTACTTCCCTTTGCTTTTCTAGCTCGTCATATTCGAGCTTCTTCCCTTGTGTTTCAAGTAGATATTTGATTTTCTCCTTGTTGTGGAGGTTGATAAATTTTTGAGGATCTCAGATCGTTCACTTGAAGACTCCATCTAACCACGCTTGAGGCTTCGCTACAAGCTCTCCATTGTGCTCAACGATAAGCTTCCCATTCTCTCCAACAATCCTCTTAATCACGAAATCTTCAAACTTAACTTCAATCTCGCCTTTCTCCTCGCCAATTCTAACCTTAGAATTGACTCACTTATCAGCTTTGATTGCTGATTTTATAGCCTCAATGAAGCTTGTTTTACCTGCTCCATTTTTTCCGAAAACGGCTACGAAGCGAGAAAGGTTGCTGACTTCAAGTTCTTTTATTCACTTGAAGTTTTTTACAGCAATATATTCTATTTTTTGGCTCATCTTCTCTAGTAATTAGCAAATAAAAGCTGGCTCAATGATTCTGAAATCCTTTTGTATCGCTGAATCAAGAATTGGATAATATTTCTCGTTCAGGATTTCGCCTCTTTCTTTTTGTTCTTCATCCGCGAAGTTCCCCGATTTCTCGCATTCCAAGAGTTCCTCAAGAGCAGGAAAGAGAATTGAATTAGCAATCTGCATCAAGGTTTCCTTTCTATAAAAGTAAGCCTCGTAAGCGTAGTTTCCGCTGGTTTTTACGCAATCAAGGATTCAGTCAAACCATTCTCCATAGTGCACTTTGCACAGGAGGGCGTAGAAAGCGAGCTGAAATCCGTATTGGTATTCATCGTTATTGATGAGTTCAGATTCCATTTTAGAGCAATTCAGAAACTTGCTGAACTCTATGTCCTTGCTCGTTTTTAAGTCTCTGATTTTTTTATTCGCAAGATCCAAACGATCCATTTTGGCTTTCAGCTTAAGCCCTTTATACTCAACGATAATCTCTTTCTGATTTTCGGTTTCCCCGTAGAAATCAAACAAAGGTTGCCTCTTGAGTTCGGCTTCAATCCCCTTTACCATATCAACTTCTCAATCAGTGAGAACTTGCTTATTTCCTACCAGCTTTGCCTTGAGGTCTTCAACCTTATCGCTTTTCTCTACAGGGATATTCTGTTCTAAACATTGCTTGGTGAGGTCAGCCTTGAGTGTCCCCTTAAGGATTGCGTAGTCTTGAGCAAATTGTTCAGGAGTGAGGATATAGCTATCAACAATTGTCCCATTCTCTAGGCTCTTGCTTTCCTTAAGGAAGCTGGTATCAACCTCATCTACATAGACTTTTTTGTACGCTTCTTTGCTCTTCATGAAGAGCTTAATTTTTGAGGCAGTAATATAGCCTCTGTTATCTTCAACATATCACATAACTTTTTAATGCTTAAAGGTTAAAATAATTCTGATTTTTCGGCTTCTGATTGACTATGAGTTGCCGTATTTTGATTGACTTCGTGGGTTGCAGTCATTCCCTTCATCTGCTCATCAAGATCAACAGAAATGATCTCATTTTGATCGTTGTCTGGGTATTCTACGCTATCAAAATTCTCGTCTTGCAAAACACCTTGATCTGCAATCACTGCTTTTTGCATCTCTACACTCAGAGGAGCAAACTTAGAAAGCAAAAGCTTAATAACGGTCTTAGTTGCCATCTCATCAAACTTATCTTTCCAAAGTCAGCTTTGGCTCTTCTTGAATTGTGCAGAGTAATTATTTGCGTGCCTCTCAATTTCGGCTTTGGTCATGTAGAAAGTCTTCTCAAATCAGTTTAGAAGCTTGAAATAAGAAGCATACCCAATTACGACTTCAGATTTTTTTGCCTTTCGGTCAAAAACATATCCAGTCAAAGGATTCTCTTCAATCAATTGCCCCTCATAAACTGGACTTGCTGAGATTGTGAGGAATTGCCCTGACCTCAATGCAAGCTGGATAAATCCCTTGTATCCCATTTGGAATTGGGCTTGCCCTTTGTATGGTACGATATAGGCAAAACCTAAGTTCTGATTGATCGGAAGATCAAGAGTAGCCGAGGTAAGTGCAGCCATATATACGGTTTTTGGATCTGCTTTAGCGAGCAAATCGTTCTGACTTACTACTGACAAAACTGAGGTTAAAAACGAACTTGCTCTTTTCCCAAGTAATTCTTGGAATTTCTGCACAACATCTTCACGCTGGAAGAAATCTTTAGTTGCTAATTGTGTTGTTGTCATTTGCGATGGATAACTTGGATAAAAGTTGTTGTTTTGCCTGTTCTAGCTTAGCTTTTTGCTCTTGTCTCTGTTCTTCGGTTAGCTCAGGTTTTTGCTCTGGGACTGGCGAAGCTTCAGGAGTAGCAAGGATTCTCAAAGCTTTCTTAACCTCAGTGAAGATTGCAAGTTTAGAGACGATTTCCTCATCAGTTCCTCAAAAGTCATTAAACTTTGCTAGGAACTGACCGAAATCTCGCTCTCGAATTCTGGAGAAAAAGTATTTTTCCATTTTTTTCGCTAGAATGAGGCTTTTGATAACTTCAAATTTTTCGGCTCTAAGTGCAAAATCTTGCAAACTCAGATTTGAAAAATTGAAAAGTTTCTTTTTGATTTCCTCAGTAAGGAAATCATTTCTACCAGTGATTTTATTTCGAGTAGAGAGATAAACACTTCCTCTTTTTTCCGCATCTCTCATTTTCCCAACAAATTCAATTTTATCAAATTGTGCGGGTGGAGGTTGCTCTACTCTCTCTACACTCTCTGTTGTAATCTCTGTTGTAATCTCTGTTCATATATCGAGTGTCAAATTTTGCATTCCCGAATGTAAATTTTTTCATTCGCCAATGTCAGAATTTTCATTCCCGAGTGTCAAATTTTGCATTCCCGAATGTAAATTTTGAGAATGCTCCGAGTTCCGATAAGATTCTCAATAAAGCTTGATACACAAGGTATTGAGTAAGTTTTGGTCTACCACATATTCAGTAGTATGATCCAGTCTTTTGTATGAAGTTGCTATGTATCATTGCTCGGTTAATCGCTTTTTCGCTTGTCTGATTTCCGAGATTCATAATCATAACTCATTACACCAAGACTTGTCTGTCTTATAAAATTCAGACCTTTGTTTTATGTCTCGCCGATAGATAATCTGCGAGTAGAGAATTGCACGAGCTACATTCCCAAACTCTAAGGCTATCTTGGCTGAGTAATTCACAAGGTCTTTTTGTCCCTTGATTTTTTTCAT